GTTGCACCAGAATCAGCTAATCATATGCTGGTTAGTTTAAATGGTATTTTACAAAAACCAGGATCATCCTTTACTATCTCAGGTAGTACGATGACCTTCGCCTCGAATCTGGCGACAGGGGATGTTATTGACTTCGTTCAAATATTAGGTAACGTGCTCGACTTGGGCCAGCCGTCTGACGATACTGTGACCGCTGCTAAAATAAACAATGATGTCATCTCAGGGCAAACAGCTTTAACTAGTGCACCTGACGATACAGATGAATTATTAATATCAGATGCAGGTACTATTAAAAGAATAGATGTATCACTAGTTGGTGGTAAGAATACTCCAATGGCAGCTGGTTATATAAGCTCTAGCCAAACTGTTTCAGATAATACTGCTACAAAAGTTCAATTTAATGCAGAATATTATGATACAGATAGTGCTTATGACCATTCAACCAATTATAGATTTACAGTTCCATCTGGTAAAGGTGGTAAATATTTTATTCATGCTGCAGTTTATGGTTTTGGAAATAATAATGATGAAAGAGAATTAGGTTTAGATATATACAAAAATGGAGCTGTAATTCGTAGACAATATATGGGTAATTCTGGATACTCAACTGGCGCACCAAGTAGTGCAACTATAACTGCAACAACAATAGCCAATCTATCAGCATCAGATTATATAGAATTTTATGCATTTGTTAATGTAAATAGTGGAACACCAGCGTTTTTTGGTAGTTCAACATTAACTAATATTTATTCATACTTTAACATAGCAAAAATGATTGATTAGGAAAAATTATGGCTACACTTTTTACAAAAACAAAACTTTATTTAGAAGCAAACTCAAAAACATGGCAAGATGAAAAAGTTAATATTATTCTACGAAACGATGGGTCTGGAGATTACATTCATACATGGTCAGTAGATGGATTAGCAAAGCCTACAGATGAACAAATAGCATCATACGAAACAGCTGGTAATGCTGCTGAAACAAATGCTGGTATAGATGCAACTAGAAGATCTCAATATGGATCATGGCAAGAGCAAATGGAAATGATCTACAAGGATCAAAAGAACGGCACATCAACATTTAAAGATCATTGTGATAAAGTAAGATCAGACAACCCTAAAGGATAATAGATGTCAATCAATGTATGCAATGACAGATCCATGGCATCCATTACCAGTCTCCCTTCAGGGGTCTCTGGTAGTAGCTTAGTATTAATATCTACTCAAACTGCATCAAGTTCATCTACAATAGATTTTACTTCAGGGATAGATTCTACTTATAAAGAATACCAATTTCATTTTACAGATATTCATCCAGCTACAGATAATGTAGATTTTATGGTTTTATTTAGAGATGGTAGTTCAGCATTTGATGCAACTGTAACTTCTTCAAGTTTTGATGCTTATCATAATGAAGCTGATGATGCAACTGGTCTTGCTTATAATACTGGAATGGATTTAGCACAAGCAACAAGTGGTCAAAAATTAATTGAAGATCAAGGTAATGATAATGACCAATGTGGTTCTGGAATACTTTATTTATTTGACCCTAGTAGTACAACTTTTGTAAAACATTTTATTGCAAGAACAAGAAATACACATCATGGAGATTACACAGCAGATGAATTTGTTGCTGGTTACTGTAATGTAACAGCTGCAATAGATGGTGTTCAGTTTAAATTTAGTAGTGGCAACATAGATGCTGGTACTATAAAAATGTATGGAGTTGTGTAATGTCAATTGTAACTTATAACAATAGAAGCATTGCAAATATCTCAGCTATACCTGGGGCAGCCGAATCATTAACACATATTAAAACTTTAACTGCTAGTGGAGATTCAACATTATCTTTTGTAAACGGTAGTAGTGATGTTGTGTTAGATTCTACTTATCCCATTTATTTGTTTAAATTTATTAATATACATATTTCTGGATCATCTGGAAATTATCAGTTTAAATTTAATATGAGTGCAGATAGTGGTTCAAACTATAACGTAGCTAAAACAACTTCATTTTTTTACAGCTATCATTATGAAAACGATTCTGGCACAGGTCTTACATATGTAACTGGAGGAGATCTAGCACAAGGGACAGGCTCACAACCTTTAAGTTATGGTCAAGGTGTTGAAAATGATGAAAGTGTATCTGGAGAGTTATATTTATTTAATCCATCATCTACAACTTTTGTAAAACATTTTATGGCTACTACTAATTTTTATAATCATGGAGATGCATCTATTAATGTATATGCTGCAGGATATGGCAATACTACATCTGCAGTAAACGCCATAAGATTTGAATTAGATTCTAATAATATGGACTCTGGCACTATAAAACTCTACGGACTAAAGGATTCATAATGAGCATAGTTACACTTAATGACAGAGCAGTTAGATCGGTTACAGCCTTTGGGTCTTTGAATACTGGATCTATGGTGTTTATTAAAAAATTGACTGCTAGTTCTAGTGGCACATTAAGTTTTGTTAATGGGGCAAGTAGTGTTGTATTTGATTCTACTTACAAAGAATATTTATTTACATTTAAAGATATACATCCATCAGCAGATGGTGCAGAGTTTCAATTTCAAGGATCTACTAATACTGGATCTAGTTATGGTGTAACAATGACATCAACTTCATTTATTGCTTATCATGATAATGATGATAGTTATGCTGCTTTAAGTTATGATGGTGATAGAGATATTGCTCAAGGAACAGGATTTAAAATATTACTAAGAGAAATAGGAAGTGCAAATGATGAAAGTGGAGTTGGGTTTTTAAGAATTTTTAATCCATCATCAACTACATTTGTTAAACATTTTATAGCTAATGGTAATTATTGTAGACATAGTATTGGTGGTAATGAGGGAACAGAAAATAGATTAGCAGCTGGATATTTTAACACAACTTCTGCTATAGATGCTATTCAATTTAAATTTGAATCTGGCAATATAGACGCTGGAGATATTTGCCTTTACGGAATTCTATAATAATGATACATAAATAATAAGGAGAAAACTATGCCAAGATATCATAACATAAACGGTAACATAGTGCAGTTCACAGCTGAAGAGGAGGCTGCTAGAGACGCTGAAGAGCAGGCGTGGGCAGATGGTGCTTTAGGAAGAGCGCAAGCGAGTCTTAGAGATAGAAGAAATAGACTTCTTGCTGAAACTGATTACTATGCTTTATCTGATGTAACCATGTCAGACGACATGAAAACATACAGACAGAATCTTAGAGATCTGCCTGCAGGTAAAGATACTGTTGAAAAATGTGAAAACGCTACGTGGCCTACTAAACCATAGGTAAATTAATATGTTGCAAAAAGTAAAATTTGCACCGGGATTTAACAAACAAGTTACATCGACAGGTGGTGAAAGTCAGTGGGTTGATGGTGATAATGTTCGTTTTAGATATGGCACACCTGAAAAAATAGGTGGTTGGTCACAATTAGGATCTGTTCAGATAACAGGTAGAGCAACAGCTATTCATCACTTTGTAAATACATCAGGTATCAAGTATGCTATTTTAGGAACAAATAGAATTTTATACGCATACTCTGGTGGTATATTTTACGACATACACCCTATTAAATCTACGACAACTTTAACAAGTGCATTTAGTACAACCAATGGTTCAAAGACTGTAACTTTAACTTTTTCGTCAGCACATAATATAAATAAATTTGATATTATATTATTAGATAATTTTACTGCTATAACTAATTCTGGTTTTGCATCCACTGATTTTGATGACAAAAAATTTATGGTGACATCAATACCAACGGACACCACACTTACAATAGAAATGGAGTCTAATGAATCTGGATCAGGTGCCTCTACATCTGGTGGCATAAGAGTTCAACATTACTACCCTGTAGGACCTGCAGTTGAGGTTGCATCCACAGGTTGGAGTCTTGGATCATGGGGCGGGCAACAAGCAGGTCAGTTTACATCTACACTATCATCAGCAATAAATGCAAGTGTAACAAGTTTATCAATGGCCAGCTCATCTTCATTTCCATCATCAGGTACAGTATTGATAGATAATGAATTAATTACTTATACAGGTAATGATAATAGTGGGACCTTATCTGGTTTAACAAGAGGTGCATCAGGTACAACAGCAGCCACGCACTCATCTGGAGCAACAGTAACAGATGCATCAAACTTTTTTGCATGGAACGCTGCAGCATCAGGAGATATTGTAACTGCACCAGGACTTTGGTCTTTAGATAATTTAGGTAACAAACTAATTGCTACAATAAATGGTGGTGAAAGTTT